AAAGTTTCAAAGCTGGTCTTTGGCACAACAGAGTCACCTTCTTCATTGCAACCCAACACCAACGCCTTACCAGCCAGCGGCTGGGGATAGTTGCGGTGAATCCAGAATGTCTGCTCTTCAGCATACAAACCCTCGTCATCAACAAATGCCCCATCGCCGTTTTCATACAGACGCACAACATCGAACACGCCCCATGTGGCATCGATCATGCGACTGATGCTTTTATAATCGCCGTCATAGTCAACTGTCGTGACGTTACGGCTAAATGGATTTATGAAATATGCTTGCATTACTTTGATCCCTTCACTGTCATTGGTTTTGATCTAGCCTGTTTTAACCACGCACGGTTGTTGATCGTGATGTGCAACACACGATGACGTAGTTTGGGTCTGGCTAAACCCACTGTAATTGGTTTATGTTTCATGGTGAGAACCCCTTCTACCTTGAACCTTGAACCTTGGTGCTTTACAATTGACACCTGATTTAGTAAGATCCTAGCATAATATCCCATAAGGTCAAACATAAAAATAACAGGACATATAATGTTTTCTACAGGTAAACGATTTAATTTATTTTTTTCTGAAAATAGTGATACAAACGGTACAAGTGATACAACCCTTACTGAGCAACGGTTGTAGCTGTACCACTTCTGTATCACTGTAACACTAGTAAGATGGGCGCGAGGTTGGTTTTGGAAAATAAAAAAGATAAACCCACAGAAAACACTATAGGCAAGGCTGGTAGACCTGCTGGGCTTACCAACAGACAGCGTGAATTTGCCAAGTATTATGTCGAAGGTAAATACTCCAACGCTGAGTGTGCTAGAAAAGCTGGCTACGCTGAAGGTAGTGCCGCACAACATGCCGCCAAACTGCTTGACGGTAAGTCGTTCCCCGAAGTCCCCGAACTGATCAAAGACATGCGGCAAGCCAGAGAGCGTAGATACGGCGTGACCCTGATCAATCAACTTAAACGATTTGAAGAATTGTCGGTTGCCGCTGAAGAGGCTGGGCAATTCAGTGCCGCCATCAATGCTGAAAAGATCAGATCCAGTTTGGGTGGTTTGACCATCGACAGGCGAGAGTCTACGCATGTGCATCAACTCGACAACATGTCGCGTGATGATATTGTTGCCAGACTCGCCGCGATCAGAAAACAATATCCAAACGCATTCCCCGAACCTGAGATGAAAAGGGTTGAAGATGCCAAAAACAGAACACAGTCTGTGGAACTCATTGAAGCAGAATTTACCGAAAAAGACCCACTTCCAGCGAATAGAGAATAGGGCTGGCGAAGGTATGCCAGACGTGTATCTGTGCATGGATGGTGTGCCGATATGGTCTGAATTAAAAATAATTAAAAATGGCAAGGTATCTATATCAAAGTCCCAGATTGCTTGGCATTTGGGGCATACACGCTGTAATGGTGTGAGTTTTTTCCTGCTACACTGCCCCTCGACAGGCAATGTATTTTTATTTGACGGTGGTTTAGCGTCCAAGTTGCAAGGTTCAAGGATCGATGACCTGCGATCTGCGGCCTCATGGTGCGGCGACCTGCGATCTGCGCCTTCTGCGCTCCGCACCTGCGCCCTTGCACGGTGGAACTGCGACCTGCAACCTGCGGGCGGCGAGTCGGCGGCGTGACATAACAAAAGCCTAGCGGGTTTACCCGCTAGGCTTGCTGTCTTAGTGTTCGATATAGGCGACATTTTCAATTGTGCGATCCCAACATGCGCGACAATCGGCGCATTTGTTACCTTGCTGTGGTGCTGGGCATCTATGCCCGATATGACCAGCCATCGATTTACTGTTTACCGTGCTGGTATTTTCCCATGATCCGGCTGGTATGCCGTCAATCATGGTGGCTGACATGCGAAGTGTGACATTGTCGGGAAGCTTGCGAAGCTTCAACACTTTTGCCCAGATTCCATATTCGCGGCTTGGTATCCAATGTTGTAGGTGCGGCGTCGCATCGCAAACGTCTAGGATGTTTAGACCCATTGCGACGCTGTCAACGTCGCCGCTGTCAAACCATCTAAATTCTGGATGCTTTGCAACGCGCTTGCTTTGCAATAGCGCGACCATGCGCGGGACAAAATCCAGCGCATTGAAAAACACTTCGCGCCGCGCCATCGCATCGATCACGTTTGGCATGTTATAGCGGCCTTTGCATGCATAGCAATTCTCGCATGTACTGCCCTTTACCTTGCGAAGCTTCGACCCAGTATGGCACAGCCTAGCATCGCGGTTGATCGAATAGCCGGGCATTTTAGACGGCTTCGATAGCATCGGAAAATCTAACTTTACTTGATCCATTTGATACCCCTTCTAATGGTTTATAAGATAATCCCATAAATAAATATAAACTAATCTATACAAAAAACAACTACAATCTGCGACCGATCTGCGATCTGCGATCTGCGCCCGCCCGCCGCCGCGCCCGCGCTTGGTAATAAAAAGACGGCTGGTAGGGAGAATACCAGCCGTCCAAGGTTCGCGGTTCCTCAAGCCGCGCTATCAACCGTATAGGATACAATCAAGTTGATTGTCCCAATGATCATCGTTGGCAGTCTGTAGCGCGTCTATAACGCACATGCCATCATCGTAGTAGTCGCGCCAGTTGGCGTCCGGCATATCATCTATGCCCATTGGAAAGCCGAGACCAGCTAATTCTCTGTCACAAGCTTTCATAAATTGTTCAAATGTTAATTTCATTTCATTACCCCTATAAAAAGACGGCGACGCCGAAGCGCCGCCGTGAGTCGGGCGGGATATTACCCGACCAATTGATATCCAAATGTACGGCTTCCGCCAGTATGGATATCAACACCAGACCGCCGCAGATCAAAGACTGCGTTCCAGATCTGTGACTGTGTCCGACCAGTCAAGCGCTGTAGCGTCTTGGTGGTGGTGATAGAACCACGCCGCTCTTCCAAGATTGCCAGCACTTCGCGCCGAGAATTAGCGCGAATGTTTTGACCGACCTTGCGGCTTGTCTTGTTTGCCACGGTAATAGGCGCATCGCTGACCTTTACTGTGGGTGTACCGTCTTTGGCAACGGTGATTGTGATATTGATATCAGTCATAATAATATCCCTTCTATTTGACTGTTAACACCATATGGGAACTTCCCATATATCCATCGTACTGCTTACTATGGATTAATCAATTACTATTTTGGCAAATGTCTTTTGTTAAAAATGCAATAATCGATCTGCGTTCTGCGACCTGCGCCCGTCCGCCGCCGCGCCGCGCTTGGCGGAAAGAGAAGGCGGCGCAAGCCGCCTTCGTTCTAGTTTTCAAGGTCATGGTTCCGAAGATCCCAGAGCGCTGCGACCAGACACCAGCAAGCGATGACGACCCAGCCCAGCAATACCATCAACACGATCTCAGTCATTGGTCTTACCAAGATGCAGTCTGGCTTTCCTGTCGAAAGCTTGCCAGATGGTTTTGAGTTGTTTCAACTCAGCCTTGACAAACTTAGCATCAGGGAAATCGTCCCCGTCCTGCTGTAAGACCTGCCGCCGCAACTCGCACAGCTTCGCCAACTCATGTAGCTGTCCTTTGTCCAGCACTACTACATATCTCTCAGTCATTGTCCATTTCTCCCTTCACATAGTTGTATGCGTCAACGACCTCGTCTGGATACATCCAGTCATACAAGGTGCTGCTGACAAACTTCCCATTGATCTTGAACAGGAATGGAACTTCATCACCATGGGTCTCGTCCTCATAGATGTCGATACCCTTGATGGTAGCTAGGTGTGCATGTGCCATGATTTCTCCTCCTTCAGACACAGTTGGTTCTTGATAAGATTGTACAACGGATGGCAACGCAGCATTACCCCAATAATTCGCAAAAGTGTTTTGCTATATTGGCAACAATGGGGTTACTGATTTTGATTGACAATCAACTTTGGCTGTGGCAGACCCCCACCCCCTTATATTGTATACAAGCTGCGGACGATTGTGCACAATTTGCAGGGTTGATAAATTCATTCAGCGCTATTATCGTTTGGGCATGACAGACATCCAAAACCTAGACTTGCTGCCAGAAGAAGTTCTTAAAGAAATTCTGTTACTGGAAGAGCATCAACAGCGCCTAGAGACAAGGTCCAAGGCCCAAGATAAGTTTATGTCGTATGTAAAGCATGTGTACGACGGCTTT